GGTGGCAGTGACCGCCTGGTTGTCAGAGAACTCTGCCTGTTTATCAACGTACATGGTGAGTCTCCTTCAGACTAGGCGAGCTTCGGTGTTGAGGATCGCGTCGACGCGGCGCACAGGCACTTCGCCGAACATCAGCGCGGGTTTGCCTGCAACGTTGTCATAGCTCAGGGTGCCAGATGCCACCTTGTTCACGGTCTGGCGGCGCAGGAATGCACGTACGCGGCGCGAGACGTAGAACACCGGAGTTACACCGGTCAGGCCTTGAATCAATTCCAGAGCCTGGGTCATCAAGTCGATGATGTCGGCACCGGTCGCGGCGTTTTTGGTCAGGTTGGCCACATCGATGTTCGCGATGCGGACCACGTAGCGCCAGTCCTTGACCGCGATACCACATTTCCACTGGTACTGATCCATCAGTGCGCGGAAGCGGTTCTGGTTGACGTCAAAGGCATCGCCTTCACCCAGGTCACGATGGACCAGACCGGCTTCCGAACCCTTCGGATAGATGCCGTGAACGGTTTTCTCGCCCCAGCCAATCAGCCAGATAGAGGTGTTGGTGGAGCCAGTACCGCCTGCGTCAATGACGTTGTTGGCAGTCATGGCAGTGGCCGGCAGAACGCTTGGGAAGCGCGGTGCCAGGCCGGTGAACGACTCAGGGGTGACGTCGGTGTTGCCGTACAGCACACCACGTTGCATTTCCTGGTTCATCGCCTCCATGAAGGAAGACGACTCGGACAGGCGGAAGGCTGCAGTGTTGCCGTTGAGCAATGCCAAGTCCTTGTCGACCTGACCACGGCCTTCCAGGATGCCGCAGGACTCGTCCACTTGCGCAGTGGTCGATTTGCTTGGCGGCACACCAGCGTTCAGCTTGCGGTAGATCACAGTTGGCAGGCCGGTACGTGTGGTGATGCGCGAACCTGTTGGCAGGTTGCCCTCGTACCACGGCATATCCAGCAACATTTCGTTTTCTTGGGTGAGCAATTCGGCAATCGGCATGATGCCGCCGCCGTCCGGGTTCAGTCGTTTGGCTACGTCGAGCAGCGTCGGTACGGTATTACCAATAACGGCCATGTTTGGCGCTCCTTAAGCGGGATAATTGGGGTACATACGCTCGGCAATCGAGCGCTCGGCAGGCTGGTCGCTGGTCGTCTTGTGGATCGACCCTTCGCCCATTTGCTTGCCGATGTTGTGGAAGGCCTTGACCAGCAGCGGGTGATTACCCAGGCCGGATTCTTTGAAGAACTGAGTCAGCTCCGGGGAGCCAAAGGCGCCCAGTGCCTTATTGGCGATGCCGACGTTCGCTTCGAATTGAGCGCCGCCGAACTGAGGATCGTTTTTCAACTCGCCAATCCACGTCTCAACCTGCTTGGCCTGGGCTGCTACGGCCGCCTCGTTCGAACCAGCGGAGCGCTTGGCATCCATGTCCACCAGTCGTTGCGCCTGCTCATTGGTAAGCCCCAGTTCTTTGAAAGCAGTGGAGTACTCAGTCAGAGCGGTGTCATCGACCTGATAGCCTTCGGGATACTTGAACTCGTACTTCTCGGGGGCGCCTTGCGGCTTGGTTTCAGCGGGTTTCTCTGCTGCTGGCGGTTCAACGGGTGGAGTGACTGCCGGAGCAGGCTCGACCGCTGGAGGCGTAACAGCAGGTTGCGACTGCGTTGTCTCGGCGCCACTTACGGGAGTGGTGGTGGCGGCTTCGGCTGCTTCAGTCATTGCTCGGTTTCCTCGTAATGGGTGTTTTCGCGGACCATCACCGGATAGGTTTCAGGACACAGGCGATTGATTTCGCCGAGCAGGTACAAACCGTGCTGGCGCATTCCCTCGTTCAGGCTCATGCGCCCGCCGTGGGTGTCGAAGGTGGTTTGAAACATCTTGGCGCGGGACATCTGCGACCAGACGATGCGGCGACCGCGCTGCGACTCCATGAGCCAGAGGAAGTCGTCGTCAAGTCGCTTTTGTTGAAGGCGCGCCTTCAGCTCCTGCTGTTCCAGGATCTCTTCGTCTTCGAACATTTAGGCCCCGACTATCTGGCCGAGCGCGTTGCCCGGCGTGACTTCTGTTTCGGAGAGGAGCTTGGCGCCCTGAATACCGGCGCCGAGGAGTTGCTGAGCCTGAGCGGCTTGTTGTTGCTGGGCACGTTGCTCGCGAATCTGCGCCACTTGCTCGTCACCGCGCACGACGGTAGGCACAACACCGGTGGCCGTGGCGTATTCGTCAATGGTCTGGTCCACATCGAACTTGTCGAGGGCGGTTGGATCAACGCCTGACAGGTTGCCGACGAAGGCCGAGAAGCGTTCCAGGCCTGCCACGCCCAAGGCTTTCTGTGCCTGGGCCAGGATGGAGACGTATTCGACCTTGAGTTCAAGGTTCTCCAGCTCTTCAGGTGGAGGTGGAAGCATCGGCTCGCCCTCCACAATGCCCTGCCAGATTGGAACTGACTGGCGCATCATGATGTTGAAGCAGCGATCAATCAGAGGGTCGAGGCCTTCATCGTTGATATGCTCGAGCACTGGGCCGAGCATCAGCATCTTCTCTTCCTTGCGCTCGGCGATCTCAGTCGCGGTGCGCACGGTGTCAAGCTGGCTGATCATCAAGAACAGATCAGCGAAGTAGGCCTCTTTGATCGAGTACTCCAGCGCCTGAATCTTCTGCGCCAAGGGATTCAACCAGCCTGCATTGGGCTCGTAGATCGGTGCGATCTGGTTCTGCCCGCCGACAGAGTCAACGTAGGTAATGCCACCGGGGACCATGGAACTGGGCTGTCCACGAAGCGAGGAAGGTGCCTGCAATGCAGGGTCGGAGCCACGGTCAACCAGTTGCGCCGAACGCTTCTCGTACAGTTGCAGCGCCTTGATGTCAGGCAGTGCAATATGACCGGGCCCAGTGCCGTACGCATCCTCTGGCAATAGATCCCAGCGCACCGCAACGATCGGGAATTCGTGGAAACCCTTCTCTTCCAGCAGAAGTTTCGGATCACCTGACGCCACTTCGTAAGTGATGGACGAGAACGGCAGGTTCTTGCTGTCGCGCTTGCCGTCTTCACGGTACTTGTTGGGCTCGATGGCCTGCACGCAATCAACCCAAGTGTCGCGGCGATTGGTCTTCCATGCGTCTTGGGTGCGGACCGAGCACTTGTCCTCGCCGAACTTCTCGACTAGTTGGCCTACGGTCATCTTGAATTCGCGGTAGAACGTGTCCACCGTGCCGCGTGCGCCGTTTGCCACGTAATACTGGCCGACGGTATAGGCCTCGAAGCGGAACACCTCCTTGTCGTCTTCCTCGATCGACATGGCGCCGATGCCAAACGTGCCCATTTCCGAGTAGAGAACAGGCAGCGAGCTGTACAGGTTGGACTTCAGGAACTTGTCACGCATCCGCTGGGTGACTTCGTACAACCAGGCCTTGATCGGGCCATATTCCATTGCGGCGGTGGACTGGGTGCTGAGCTGAAACCACGGACGCGCGGGTGAAGTGATGCCCGACACCATGCCAGCAGACTGTGTGCGACTTGCTTTGGTCCCTGTGCTGTTGATGATCTTGCGGCTGCGACGATCACCCTGAGGCTTGCCGTCGTACAGGAACTTTGAGCGCATCGGCAGCACGTAGTCAGACAGGTCCTTCCATGTGATTTCCCATGGCTGACGCTCACTTTTGAGCATCGACAGACGTTTGTCTGCGCGCTGGCGTGGTGTCTCTTCCATTCTTTTATGCCTTCAGGCCGATAGCGAGATCGAATTTATGGCGTGCAGCAGCCAAGTCGCAAGCTGCTTTGGTTCTTTCACCCCTTGCGTTTTCAGCCATCTTCTCAGCATGGTCTGATGAGTCTTTGGCGACGTTGTAGGCGATCTGGGCGGCCTTCAACTCATCCAACAGCAACAGCGTTTCTTGTTCATTCATGGTCAGCTCCCGAGCAACGATTTAGTGCCCGTGGTAGTGCCAGCGGTCGTGCCGCCAAGGATGGTGCTGGACAGACCCGATGCAGCAGCGCGACGGCGTTTTTCGTCATCGCGGGCGGCAGTAGAGGCTGAGTTCACATCACCCACCGCAGTAGATCCCACGGCAGCAGCAGGCTGTGCCACGTCAGGAGTGGCGAGCAGACCGTTATCTCCCAACAGGTTGGGCAGGCCCAGCTTGTCGAGGATCACGTCGCCGCCCCGCAGCGGGTCAACTTTCTTGATGATTTTGACAGCGCCGCCGCACATGGCCGCCTCCTATGAATTGAATGGGTCGTAATCGGATTGGTGGCTGCTGCCGCCTGCGTAGGCCAGCTTCTTGACCACCGGGAAGGCAAACGTCAGCGCCAGGGCGTCAGCTCTGTTGGGGCTGATGCCGCAGCGTTTTTTCATTTCGGACTTGTCTTCGAGGACGATCTTGCCGTCCAGGCGTACGCGGTATTCAGGGGCTGATAGCTCGTCGGCGGTCTGCTGGTCGTTCAGCTCACCACCGGCCTTGAGCCATTCCTTGGCCGAGTTCCACATTTCGCCGCGCTTGTTCAGCATGCCCGGGTCGTTGGATGCGCCACCGAACTGCACCAGCTGCCAGGAGACGCGCCCCATCGCCTTGCCGGCCGAGTAAATGCCTGTGCCGTAACCGAAGTCGATGAACACCGCGTCGGCCTTGTACTGGTCTTCCAGTTGGGCGATTCGGTTAGCCATCAGCACGTCATCGTCTGACTTCTGGTAGGTTCCGATCAGCTTGCTGTGCAGCCCTTGACGCAGGTAGATGGCGAATTCGTCTTCACCTGACCACGATGGGTCAACGCCGATGATGACCGGTGCGTGACTGACCATGGCCTCGGTGACCGTGCGAGCCATGCCGTCATCCACCAGGTTCTGGCCAATGAACTGCAGATCGGACGACGAAGGGAACTGACCGCGAACCCGAACCTTGAAGAAGTCCGAATCAGCGCCGTAGTCCGCCTCCCACTTGGCAATCTGTTCCTTGTTCGTGCCGTCAACCGTGCGGCTGTCAATCTGGCGTTGAATCCAGCGGTGCCGGTACTTGCGAAAGCACTCGCGGAAGCGCCCGGTGTTGCGCGTGGGGTTCCCAAACGCCAACCAGATGATCTCGGTGCCTTCGTCCGTCAGCGCACCTTCGGCGACTTCCCACACCTTGTCGGCAATGTTGGAAGCTTCGTCGAAGATCAGAACAATACGCTTGCCCTTGTTGTGCAGGCCAGCGAATGCCTCGGTGTTGTGCTCGCTCCAAGGGACCGCATCAGCCTTCCAGGCATCACCGTGTTCAGGATCTACTGACGCAATCTTGGTGGCTGTCGGGTTGAACCAGTGCTTGTTGATCGCAAGGCGGAACCACTTGCTGATCTCCGGCCATGTCTTTGTTCGAAGCTGGTTGTCAGTGTTGGCCGTAACCACCACCTTGCAGTCTTCGCAGGTGGACATGGCCCAATCGAGCAGCATGCCCATCTCAGCACTTTTCCCAATACCATGTCCTGACGCTACGGCGATCATGAGTGGCTGGAATCTGGTTTTAGGGTTTGTCAGGTGATTCTTGATGTCGCCCATGACGTCGCGTTGCCACGTACGGGGACCATCTACACCAGCCAGCTCACCCTCGCCCCACGGGTACGCATACAGCGCGAATCCAAGGGGGTCATGCGTGAACGAGGCCATGTCCTCGATCAATGACTGTTCGAGGTCAACCTTTGCTGGCGCGTTCACGGGCTTTTGCCATGCGGTCAGCCAGGCTGCCAGTTACTTCAACCTGCACCTGATCGCGGAATGCATTGATGGTGACGTGCTTGCCTAGCAGCTCGAGGTTGCGCAGCTTGTCCGGCCACTTGATCTTGCGGATGACGCTTTCCACATCACCGGTGATCATCTCCTGCACATCCATGCCACTGAGCGTCTGGCGCCATACCTTGGGCCATTGCAGCACAGGGAGGAAATTGCCAGTGCCGTCGAGGATGTCAGCAACGTCGAGCTGGTCGATCTGTACGAGGCGTTGCAGCACGTAATCAGCGTTTACCTGTGTGCGAACCTCGCGATCCTTTGAGCGCTCCTGTAGCAGCGCCTGTACGTTAGCATTGGTTAGCAGGCGGCTACCTTGCTCCTTGGCAGCCTTCTCGCTATACCCGGCACGGATGGCAGCCTGGGCAGCGTTTAGGTCAAGCAGATATTCGTCAACGAAACGAGCCTGCCTGCCAGTTAACTCGGCCACGTCTTACTCCCCCGCCAACTCAGGCGCAGGAGAAGACGATGTGTCTTCCTCTACCGGCTTTGGATCAGCAGGCATAACCTTGAGCCATTCAAATGATGTGAAGATGGCGACGATGGCACCTTGCTCACCAATGAATCGAAGGTCATCACCCTGGATGAAGGTCACGGCTTCGAGTTCATGCTGGTCGGTTTCGGTCTTTACTTGATACTTGATCATTGTCCCTTCCTGCATACATGGGTGATGTAGGACTGGAGCCCTATCACTTGGCTTTCTGTTCGGGTGATGCTGGCTCGGAGATCGGCATAATCCTGTCGAGCAGCTGGATCGAGTTCGATGGCGGCTGCATCAGTGCTGCCGGTGGTTCCGGAATCTGGCAATTTGGGGCAGGCGGCACGGACGTACACCCGGCGATCACCAGTGCCAAGCTGAGCCACAAGACGTTTACGGGCTTCATCTGCATTGCTCAGGGCCTCTTGGAACTGCTGGTCTACGCTGTCCCTGGCTTTCAGGTTGCGATCAAGCTCGGCCGCATCAGCCGCTTGCTGGGCGATGGTGCTGGCTTGGGATTCGATCAGGGTGTTCTGTGCGCTGACGTGGTGCCAGCCGATCAGCAGGACAATCACCAGTACACCGATGATTGCTGCCAGGTATTTGGTCATGGCACGTTCTTGAAGAAGACGTGATGGCCCAACTTCAGAGTTTGTTGGGCCTTGGCTGCCCACGCTGGAGCCTTTGGCATGGTGGTTGCGTAATAATGGGTCGCGCCATTCGTTGGATCTGGCATCAACCCGTCAATCACCTGCTTGGCCGCGAGCTGACATTTATCAAACTCAGCCTTCGGGATTGCCTTGGCGCCACTCAGGTACGGGTAATTGGGGTCGTTCTTGTTCCAGCAACTGAACTGATAGGGCTTCTGGCACACCCCGGCGTAACCTTCACCCCACCACGAGGCAGACTTGCCGTCATTCACGCGGTTACGAATGGTCCAAGCCACTGCAACGAGACCATCAAGACCTTCACCCCGCGCCTCACCCCAGAGGGTACGGGCGAGCACATCCAGATCATTCGTCATTTCGGGCCAACCTCATCATTCAGGCAGTGTTCGCAGTGCAGGTAGCGGCAGATGAATGCCTTGACCTTGGGCCAGTAGGTGACCATGAACATGTGGCGTATCCCTGCGAGAGCCAGTGCGACGTGTAACGAAAGTCCGGCACTAGATGGGCCGAAGAACACGTTCTGATTGCGCGTCATCACGGCAAACCCGCAGATCGCGATGGCCGAATAGATCAACTTGCCCACGATTCCATCCCTTACCTTTCCGCTCAGTACGCACCAGGTAGCCCACAAGGCGATCAGGCCGCAGGCAATTGAGTTGATGGTTTCAAGGGTCATGGTGGATTGCCTCCCCCGAACCGTTGGCGAATGAATGCCCACAGGTCGGCGGTTTTGATGGCTCTGTTCACTGCAGCCATGAGGGAGCCGCCAAACGTTCCGAGCAGAAATCCCACTCCGGCCACGTTGCTGGGCTCAACAACTCCCAGGTATGTGCTGACGATGCCAGTCAGATACAGGGAGCACGCAACGCCGGTTACCAGGAAGATTGCCCAGGCTTTCCAGCTGATCAGATCGTCTTTGTGCCACCAGCTTGCAACGACGGCACCTATTAGGCCCGCGACCAACCAATCAAGTTTGTCGAGCAGGCGATGAAAGAACTCCATGCTCGGACCTCTTGCTTCGTATGTGAATAAAGTAGGCCGGGGAATTCGGCCTGACGGAAAGCTCTGGGGAGGAGCGTCGTCGAATGTTGGGCATAAAAAAGCCCAGCCGGTGAGGGCTGGGCTTTGATTTAGTCTTTGAAACGGTAAAACCGCATACTGGTGGCGAATCTACATCAACCGTCCGGACGTTTCAAGCAGCAGTTTCAAGCCGGTCGTCGATTATTGCCTCAACCCAGATTTCAGCTGATTTTACGAGCGATTCCGCCCTTGGTTTGGAGATATTCAACTCCTTCCCGATAGCGCTGAAGCTCTTATCCCATGAGTAACGATAGATCAGGGCTAGGCCCATATTCTCGTTGCGCAATTTAAGCCTCGCCACGATTCGATCCATCATCATGCAAAGGTCCTCACTGATGCTTGCCACGGGCGCACTGGAGTGCTGCTCGATGTTGTCGCGCATCAACGCGAAGTGCGGTGACACATAGCGAGGGATGCCGTCACCATAACGGAGCCAGATACCCCACTGAGTCAGAAGGTGGTAAGTGTCGATCTGTCTCATCATGCTGCCCTCTTGAGGTTTCTGGTCAGTGCTCGGTAATGCGCGGTCAGCGCCTTGAGTTCGTCGACCGTGTATTTCTTGGGCTCATGAGGCCCTTCTACCCATGCGACTTGTTCGGCACCGATCCGCTGCAACAGGTTGATCCGGTAGTTCACGATGTCGCCGGACTTGTGCGTGTTGCAGGGTGAGCACTGCAGGTGGCAGTTCAGCGGCTCGAAGCGCAGTTCCGGGGCACTTGCAACCGTCCGATAATGGCCGGCATCGTTCTTTCCCTGATGAAACCGACCACAACTGATGCACGGTTGGTCGGCATCCCGCGCGCGGACCCAGGCATTGAAGGCGACCTGAGTGTCCTTCATGTGGTCGGATCGGCTCTTCAGCTTCTCCTTCCGCGCCTTGATCTCCCGGCGCTCGCGCTGATCGATGGCCTTGCGCGCTACATCCTGATTAGCCGGGGCGATGGCGAGACCGCACTTGTACCCGCAGACCTTCTGACCTAGACGCTCGGGCACGAACCGCTCACTGCAGGCCGGATTGGCACACGCCTTGGCCTTTCGCACCTTCACTGAGGCAAGCATGGGCATTCCCCTTCTACGCATCCCACACAGCGGTTGAGGGGCTTTGGCTGAGCACGGTCAATGGCGATAAGGTCCAGCGCTTCGGTCACTGTCGGAACCATGAAGGCTGGATCTTTCTCGCCCGGGCGATAAACGTGAAAGCGATCGGTCTCGCCGGCGGTGTTCTTGATGGCGTAGCCGGTCATGACTGAAGTCCCCGATCGCGCGAATCTGTGAGCAGTGGTTTTTGGCCGGCGTCCAGCTCCCACGCCTCGATATGCGGGCAACCGGTACACATGCGGACGAACTGGCTGGCGAGGTCCGACATCGGCTCGCCGCAGACTGGGCAGGGTTTTCCTTTGGATGAGTCAGTCATGCGGATACCTCCCGCGATTTGGTTTGCTCGGGAGCAAAGTCGCCGCGCAGGGGCATCAACCATCCTCGTCGAAATGCGTGCTTGCTCACCGTGTGCTTTACTTCCGGGGAACTAGGCTTGCTAACAATGATTTTTCCGTCGACAACTATGCAGTCGTCTCTGGAGACAAATGTCCTACCCGCCTCAGTTGGGATAAAATCGCCACTTTTCGCGAAGCCCGTAACAGTCACCACGCGGCCAATGTTTTCAGAGTTGCGCGAGTTGATGATCAACGCCAGATCGCCCGGCTTGAAGTTATTGGTCATAGCGGCCACCCCAATGGTCTTTAGCGGTCCAGCGGACTTCATGCTCGCCGCCGAATGCGGTAATCCACTCCAGCAGGCTCGCGCACTGCTTCACGCTGAGCTTACTGGTCCTCTCGTAAATGACGTCGAAGCCATGGCCGTCTACCGCAGGAATCATCTGTGGCTGGTCGCCCGACTCCCGCAGCCATGCGGCCGTCAGAAGGCGCTTCCAGATGAGGACGTCCCACTTCTTGCCGGCGTGCTCGACCTGATTCGCAATGTCGGTGAGCATCGCGTGGAGAGCCTTGTTCTGCTCCCCGCTGCGGTCCTGATCCTTTATGACCACAATCTTTGGCTTGGTCAGGTCGATGGCATGTAGAGCGCCATATAGGCGGGTCATATCTTGAGTGGTGCGAATGGCGAACTCGGTCATGACTGCGCCTCCGCAGGGGTGTCGAGGTCAGGCTCGATACCGCTCAACGCCGCCCGGTATTCAGCAACCTCGGCCATGTCCCTGTCGTATTCACGGCGCGTAACTGGATGCATATCGTCCGGCAACTGCCCGCCAAACTTCTGGAGCATTTCGCCGTGGAGAGAATCGGAGCAGTCCTCCAGACACTTGCGCAGCCGCTCAATCTCAGCCAAATGAGCCCTCGCCGTATCGCGCCAGTACCCGCAAGTGCCTGGGCCTTCTTTGCAGGCGGACAGTTCGGCGTTGACTCGTTCACACTCCGCAGCCAGCGCCCCAATCGCTCCATACGCCTCGGCGATCAGGTTGTTAGCTTCGTGTATCTGGGGTGAGCCGCGTTGCAGGCGTTTTTGCAGATCGTCGTAGTTGGTCATGCTCGTTCGCTCCCACAGTCAAACCCTTGCTGCGCGGGGCTTTCGGTCGTTTCAGGGCCTTGTTCGCTCCTACGGGTATTGACTGATTGCTTGCTCATAGCCGCATCGACAGCATCCGCTTGATCGTCCAGCCAAACTTGTATTGCAGCTTCAAAGAAAGCCGCATGTAGTGCATTCCAGCTTGCACATCCATCCTCTTTGGCTCGCGATACCGCATGATCACCGCGCTCGCGCATTTCAGCGGACAGGTTCAGGTAGCCAGGAAGCTTGAGGTCTCGAAGCGCCTCGTTCTCGGCCTTGAGCTTTTCCGCCCTCGACCTAAGCGAATTACGCTCTCTGGTGAGCTTGCCCATGTCAGCGCCCATCGCCTTGCAGCTACCCTTCAAGCTTTCGTTCTCAGCCTTGAGCTGGTCGCGCAAGTCCTTCAGGCCTTCAATAGTTGCTGTACCGATGAAATGCCGTGGGTCTATTTCCAGCACATCACGAAGCGCTTGATTCTCCTTGAACAACTCCCCAATCGCCGCGTAGGCTTCGGCGTTGAGATTGTTGGCGTGATGAAGGCCTACACCGCCACGCTGGAGCCGTTTCTGCAGATCGTCGTAGTCAGTCACTTGAACAAACTCCCGCCCGAAACCGAGACACGCTTCTCAGCAGCCCCCGGCTGACTGATCTGGAATGCAGTGCAGAGCACTACGAGGGTGATGATTAGGAGGGGGAGTTTCATACCAGCTCCTTAGGCACGCTGACGGTGTCGCCGAGGACCGATGCGACGATGGCGCGACATGCGGCGATTAGATGGGTTGCTCCATATGATCCATATTCGTCAGACTGCCTCGACGTGTCCGGCAGCCCTTCGTCGTTGCACGGATAGGCGTAAACCGTGCCCTTGCGCTCAAAGGTCAGATCAAGCTGATATTTCTCAATCAGGGGCCCTGCGCAGTGCCAGCAGCACGACGGCGAATAACCCTGCTCCGCATCGTTGAATGGCAGCGCGAGCGAGCCGAACAACGCATACGCTTTACCGCGAAACATGGTCTTTGGTTGCTGGGTAGCCTCGGCAACCATCCAATTCAGCGCAGCACCCACCAGCTCAGCCGTTTTCATTTCCACAAATTCGCTCATCACACGCACCCCCAAACCAGATTCACATTCACACTGCCATCACCTACCTGCGCCCGCTTCTGACTCCCGTCCTGACGCACAAAGCGGCTATCTGCGCCTCTGGTCAGTAGGATCATGTCTGAGGCTGCAGGGATGATCTGGTAGCCGTCTGCGACGAGGTCGTTTACGGTTTTTTGTTGTTGAGTGGTCATTGCGAAATCTCCTTGCCGCGCATGGATTCCCAGTCGAAAGCCAGGGCAATGCCGCCTCCCTCGCGAAGACGATCAACACACCGCTCGCCGATTGCAGCTGGAAGTTCGTCAGCCTTGAGGTTGGAAATGATGATGGTCGGACGCAGCTGCTCGTATCGGCCGTTGATGATCGAGAACAGGGTTGTGAGCTCGAAGTCGCTGGGCTTTTCCTTAGTCACACCGATTTCGTCCAGGATCAGCAGCGATGGCTCTATGAGGCTGGCGAGTACGTGGGCTTCTGACTGATCACTGGACCGGTCGAACGTCGCCCGGATTGATTGCAGAATCGCACCGACCGTGCGGTACACCGCTGTTGCGCCAGTGTTCGCATTCAGGTAATTCGCGATGGAAACGGCCAAGTGCGTCTTGCCAGTTCCAGGCTTGCCCAAGAGCAACATGCAGCGGCCTACGTCGTAGTGAGCCTGAAATCCCTCGGCAAACTCTTTGCACCGGGCAAGAGCCCGCGCCTGCTGTGGCTTTTCAGCCATGTAGCCATCGAAGGATTTCGACACGAAACGCTTAGGGATCATCGCAGCGCCCAACTTGCGCTCCATAATCAGCTGACGTTCATGGCCTTGACGGACCAATTCACGCTCAGCCTCTTGCTCGTTACGGATACGACTGCAATCCGGGCATCCGATGCGTAGCTCTCGGCCCATCATGGTGATGACTTTCTGGTCGAATGGGCCGTGCTCTTCACACATCGCAGCGCGCATGACAGTGCCGTCGGCTGGCGTAGGCATGGAGATCACGTTTTTAGAAACCATGAGTACCGTCCTCCCGCTGAATCAGACCGGCGCTGTAGTCGCGATCAGCAAAGCCGGTATGACGGGATTGCGGGAATTGGTGGACGTTGCTTGCCACATCATGGATTTCATCTTCCCAGCGCTTGCCGTTAAGCCAAGTTGATGGGTGAGGAATGAACTGGCCGCCGTCCTTCACCCAGGCAGCAGACACGCACTGTTTGGCGAGGCCCTGGGTAATCAAGGTGAATAGGTCGTCACTTACCCTGAGTTTCGTCCATGCCTTTTCCGCCGCGGTCTTGCCCTTCTTGTTCGGGTAAAGCCTCCAGAACTTTGCGAACAAATCCGCCGACGGTGATGCCGGAGGCGTCAACGTGATGAGGGGATCAGGAATCAGGTTAAGGGAATCAGGAATCAGAGAATCAGCCGGAGCGCTACCGAGAATGGCAGAAGGACTCCCGCCAAAATCGGTAGTGATACAACCCTTAA